AACTGACTTGTTTAAGAAAAGTTCTCCACCTTCATCACCCGCTGATGCAGTAGAACTGATTTTCCCACCAACAACAAAATCTGTTCCGTCATATGTAAGACCAGCACTACCAGCAGGGTTGTTTGAACCATCTTTGTAGACAACTTGGTTAGCGGAACCAGCAACAGGTCCAGTTGCTCCCTGACTACCTGTTGCACCTTGGCTACCAGTAGCGCCCTGTGAACCCGTAGCCCCTTGAGGTCCTGTAGCACCTTGAGCACCAGTTGCGCCTTGAGGACCGATATCCCCCTGAGGTCCCTGAGCGCCAGTATTACCCTGCGGACCAACATCACCCTGCGGACCTTGAGCACCAGTTGCGCCTTGAGCACCCGTTGAACCCTGAGGGCCCGTAGACCCTTGAGCACCCGTGGCTCCTTGCGACCCTTGTGCGCCTTGTGCTCCCACATCACCCTGTGGACCCTGTGCCCCATTCGAACCCTGAGGACCAGTATCGCCTTGGGGACCTTGGGGGCCAGCACTGCCTTGTGCACCGGTGGCACCCTGAGGGCCCTGAGGACCCTGAGCACCAACGACACTTGATGGGACGAACTTTGCCCCATCAAATTTCAAAACTTGGTCGGAGGTAGCCCCAGAAGTATCTACTTCAATGCCATCAATGAATAAAATCGGAACCTTTAGGGTGTCGTCAGTCTTAAGGACATTTGCTGCATCGCGATAGAGGTTTACGTCGCCAGCACTTGAACCATCGCCCCAAACGAGACGACCGCCACCTTGTATTTGAAGTCTTGCATAAGAGTCTGCGTCTACATAAATCGTCAACCCATCAGAGCCAGCAGAAGATAACTGCTTAATCGTGATTGGTGTTATAAATTTTTGAGCCATGACCTCGGTCGTCTCTTATGATGGGCCCCTCGGGGCAATACTTACTTAGCCTGTTACTACGATTGTGTAGTCGTTGAGAGCAATTGTTCCCAGAAGTGTAACAGTAACAACGTCTGCGCTAGTGCGGACAATGTCGCCAATAACTGTTGCACCACTAGACACTTCGTAAATCTGAACAATGACATCTGTTGTGCCAAAAAGATGGCTAACTGTTGTCGTTGAGGTGCCGGTGATGCTGGCGGCGCAACCTTGCTTAGCAATGCGAGCAAGAGCGGGGGTAGAAGTCGTTGCTGTGCCAGCAGAAGTTGCAGTACCAAGATTGGTACGAGCACTCGCGGCAGATGAGGCTCCGGTACCACCGTCGGCGACAGCAATATCTGTACCATTCCAAACACCAGTAGTAATTGTTCCAACGGTTACGATGTCGTTGTCACCGCTATAAGTTCCACCAGCAACGGCTGCCAAAGTTGAGTTATACGCCTGTACGTTAGTCCCAATGACTAGACCAAGAGTTGAGCGTTGTGCTTCTGCATCAGCGTCATCAACTAGAGCGCGACCCGCTGCTGTGAAGTCAGCGAGTGCGGCGGCACCTGAACCAGTAAAGTAGGGGACTTTGTTAGCAGCAGAAGTCAAACCTGCGATTGCAGCAAGGTCAGCGTCATAAGCCTGAACATCTGTACCAATTGCTAAACCAAGGTTGGTGCGGGCATCTCCAGCAGTTGAAGCCCCAGTACCACCATCTGCGATTGCAACGTCCGTGCCGTTCCAGACACCTGTCGCAATTGTTCCGAGTGTGGTAATGGTATTTTGACCAACGTAGGTTGATGCAATATCAATAGCGTCTGAAGATACGGTGATACGACCCGCTGTTCCAACAGCATTAATCGTGTTCCCATCCTTGGTGAGACCGTCACCAGCCATAATTGTTCCAGCACCAGAGAACTGAGCGAAAGTGATTGCGTCCGTACCTACGGTAATGGCTCCGTTGCTTGTTACGACCCAGCCGGAGTCGGCGTTGGCGGTACCTTCTTCAACAAACGTGAACGCTCCACCAGATACTTCACCTGTACCATCAAAGTCTGTTGCACGAACAGCAGCGCCAGTAGACTGGACTACATAAATACCGTTTTCAGAAGCGGTGCTTTGGTTCTTTACAAGGACACGGTCGCCAGTGGCAAGCGTTACTCCGTCAATTGCATCGCCATTTTCTAGACCAGAAGCGAGAAGAACGGCGACGGTAGTTGCTGCACGGACCGACTGCTTAACATCCAGGCCTGAACGAGCGGCATCAACGTAGCCCTTAGTAGCGGCATGGGCATCATCTGTAGGGGTGGCAACCTTTAAATTGCCGTTTGCATCACGTTTTGCCAACTTGGAAGCAGTGGCCGAATCGGTGGCGTCGGTAATAGTATTCCACATTGCGGCAGGTAGCAAACCAGCACTATCGGTATCGGCGACATTGAGGGTCAGAGTGACGGTGCCGTTGGACTCAGAAACTGTGAGGGCCTCGGCAATTCCTGCGCCGCCACCAGAAGTAATGCTATGTACTGTCTTTCGCCATGCGCTGTTGGCATACACCATAAGGCTGTATGTCGCAGTATTGAAGTACATCCGGCCTTCAAAGTTGCCGCTACTTGGGTTGGTGGCCAATGCCTCGAATTTTGCGTTAATCAGTTGATTCTGATTGAGGTCAATATTTGTTAGAAACTTCTGAGCCATGGTGTTTCCTTAGGTTAGGTAAGCGAATCCCGAAAATGCAGCACTAAATAAAATTTGCACTTGAGTACTAGATAAATATTGTATCTCACCATAGACAACCGTGTTGCTAGAATCCACAACCATTACACTAGGATTGCCCCCTAGGGTATGAGTAATTGTCCATGTAGAGGACACCGAACCCTGTGTGTGTACGTGTCTCCTAGTCGGTGCAGAGGCAATAGACCCTGTGGTCACGGTGACGTTATTGACCGTTGTTTGTACAGTAACTAAATTCTGGTCTTCTTGATTTACGGTGACAGTATTCGGGGTGTCCTGCTGAATATTGACCGTATTGGGAATACCAGTCATCGGGTTACCTCAGGGAGCAGTGTGAAGGCACCTTTTAGGAGTTTTGAGACTTGGCTCGCTGAATTTATTATTTCCAGGTCGTACACACCGCTTGTTTCAAGTGCTGCGGTCTGTGCTGCTGTCATATTGATGGTTAGTTGTCCACTTGGGGAGTAGGCCGTTCCCGTTCCGCTACCCACTCCAGTGGCCACAAATGATGTTCCTACCGTATTATTGGCAGCGCCAATTGCTGTAAAAGAGGTATTGCCTGCAGTCAAAATGACATATCTTGTGCCTATAACGAAAGAGCCAGCGTTGACCGTTGCTGAAGCGGTATATACGATGCCACCATTTGCTGTCGTGAGTTCAATCATGACAATGGATGACTCAATCGTCCGCCGTATCTGCATTCTGCCGGTAAAACCAGTAAAGTCATACGAAAGCATTGTGCTGGCATCATTGGGGTCGGGGTATTCCACCGTAATGATGCGACTGAACGTCGAGCCCTGCTCACAAGTTATATTGTATGTTCCTGCAAGCATGGGTCACTCTCCTCTAATGCCTACAACATTGTAGTTGAGAGAAGTATGTGCTGGTAGGACTATCAGAGGATAGAGCCAGAATCCTTGTTTGAACCGACCTTTTTGAGTCCGAGTGATGCGGCGACGATGAGTCCGGCAGCAACGACACCAGTTTTGAGGCTGTCCGTGTTGGTCAGGCCGTCAAAGTCTGCGCCAGCATTGACCCAAGCACCCAGGTACGAGGCTAGGAAAGCGGTAACGGCACGTTCTACAGTATCTTTAATAAATTTAATTGACATATTTTTCTCCTATTTGCTTGTTTATAGACCTTCGTTCATCCAAAGACTAATTAGTGGTCTTTGGGCTGTGTTCAATTGCGTGGCGACATACGCTTGCGTCGCAATGGTTTCCCATCCAGTAATTGTGGCGTCCTCGTTAACCTGCAGATATGCGCTACCACTTCCTGCCGCAATTGCAACGACCATTCCCTCACGCACGGTGCCCGCAATCAGGCTTGAATCTCGCTCGCCAGTGCTGGCAAATCTCATAACTGCCTGCTGCATGATGTAGTCCATGAAGTCTGT